GGTAAGATCATAACCGGGAACGGGATGGTGCTGTCTGCGGACATCGGCGGACTGGCCGCATTTGAGCCTGACGGCGTGGGGTATGTGAGCCATTTTGCTACATGCCCGGCGGCGGAACAATTTCGGAGAAAAGGGGGCGATGGACGGTGAAATATAGAAAGAAGCCAGTCGTAATTGAAGCTGTCCAGTGGACCGGAGAAAATCATGCAGAAATGTGTGAGTTTATCGACCCGGAAGTATTGGAGATCAAGCCGAAAGAGGGGGTTGTCATCCGCACCCTGGAGGGCGAACACCACGCAAGCCCGGGTGACTACATCATCAAGGGCGTAAATGGAGAGTTCTACCCGTGCAAACCGGGCATCTTTGTAAAGACCTATGAGTCCGCCGCCCTCACCCCGCCGAACGGGTGGGTGAGCGTGGAGGAGAGGTTGCCAACGGACGAGCGGCCGGTTTTGGTATTCGTCGGTTATGCAGACACCATGACGGGATTTATTACCACATCGTCCTATTTTTGCTTTGACGCAAATCCGCATTGGCAGTGGGATGGATTGACTCAGGACGAGCAGAAAACGCTTTTCTGGATGCCCCTTCCGGAGCCGCCGGGAAAGGAGGGGTGAGGATGGACAGGAAAGAGGCTGTGACCATCCTGCAAGAGAAACGGGATTTAGCCCGGATGCTCGAAGCCGCTGAAAAGTCCGCTGATTGGGCGGCAAAAGACAGAGTTGATTCCAGTAGTCTTAGGGCATCCCAGCATGGTCGATATGCCGATGCCCTAGACATGGCAATCTCCGCCTTGTCCCCGCCGAACGAGCCGCTGACGCAGGCAGACCTTGATAGCATGGACTATGACAAGGCGTGGATTGACTATGAGGACGGCACCGGAGAATGGGCACTCGTGTGTAACGGCTATATTTACAGCATAGACACCCTGGAGGGAGCAGGGCTGGACTTTGTGGATTACATGCGAGGCGAGAGGTTAGAGCATCATGGCTATAAAGCATACCGCCGCCCGCCGGAGGGAGAAGCCAATGCCTGAGCACATCCTATCTCTGAGCTACGGAAAGGACTCATTGGCTTGCCTGGGAGCTATCGAGGAGCTTGGTTGGCCGCTCGACCGTATCGTCCACGCCGAGGTGTGGGCTACGGACACGATTCCTGCTGATCTTCCGCCGATGGTGGAGTTTAAGTCAAAGGCGGACAAAATCATCAAGGAGCGGTGGGGCATTGAGGTGGAGCATTTTCGAGCGAGGAGATGCTACGAGGATGTGTTCTACACTGTATGTCGCGGAGAAAAGAGCCGAACAGCCGGGAAGATATACGGATGGCCCTTCCAGCGCGGCCCGTGGTGCAACTCAAGGCTCAAGCAAAACGTTTTCAAGAAATTCCAGAAAAATTCTGTCCAGTATATCGGGATTGCTGCCGATGAGCAGAACCGCTTTCACAACCTGACCGAGTCAAAGCGTTCTCCATTGGTGGAAGCTGGATGGACAGAGGAAGATTGCCGACACTGGTGCGAGGAAAACGACCTGCTGTCCCCCATCTACACCACGGCGACGCGTGGCGGCTGTTGGTTCTGCCACAACCAGGGCGCAGGGCAACTCCGGCTCCTGCGCAAGAACTACCCGGAGTTTTGGGCGCTGATGCTGAAATGGGACAGCGACAGCCCGGTGACATTTCACACAAACGGCCACACCGTCCACGACTTTGACAGGCGCTTCCAGATGGAGGACGATGGGCTGATCTACCAAGACGATAAAATTTTCCGATGGTCAATGCTAAATGAGGAGCTGAACTATAGATGGTTTTGAGCGACGAAAAACGCGCCCTGCTGGGCGGAAAAGAGGCGGCGAAGCTATGAGGGTATTGGTAGCGTGTGAGGAATCGCAGGAGGTCTGCAAGGCGTTCCGGGCGCTGGGGCACGAGGCGTACAGCTGTGATTTGGAGCCGTGCAGCGGAGGCCATCCTGAGTGGCACATCCAATGTGACGCGTTGGAGATGCTGAAAATGCAGTGGGACATGATTCTGGCGTTTCCGCCTTGTACATATCTGTCGAACGCCGGAGCAAAACACCTGTTCAAGGGGGGCGTTCTCAATCAGGAGCGCTATCGGACAGGGCTTGAGGCAAAAGCATTTTTCTTGAGGTTTCTGAATGCCGACTGCCCGCACATCTGTGTGGAGAACCCAGTATCCAGCAAGATTTATGAAATGCCGCCGCACACCCAGGAGGTCCAGCCGTGGATGTTCGGACACCCGGTTCAGAAAAAGACCCGCCTGTGGTTGAAAGGACTTCCTCCTTTGGAGCCAACTAACATTGTTGACCCGAAATGCAGCTGTCACGAAGCTGGAACATGGTTCATGCGAGGTGGGAAAGACCGACAGAAGAATCGGGCCAAGACCTTTCCAGGCATAGCTCAGGCAATGGCAGAACAATGGGGAGAAATTTGTAATGGATGACGTCAAATTAGCCATGCTCGGAAATAAAGATGCTGCGAAGCGGCTGACGGATGCGGGGGTGCTGGTGCCATGTCCTATGTGCAGAGGACAGGCAAGGGTGCGGAACGAACGTTACTATCAGCCAAATGTCCGCAGAAATGTGATCTGCATGAAATGTTTTACGAACAGCGGATGGTATAAGACGGAACACGAAGCCCGCCTCGCCTGGAACACCCGCGCACCGATTCTGAGTGCGGAGGAAATTCAAAAATTGGAGGAGAACACATGAAATCTGCAAGGATTTACACCAATGACCTGAACCGGCTAATTGCGGCTACCAAGTCTTTTGTGAGTGATAGTGATCATCGACCCTGCAACCAGTACATCAAATTGGAGTTTCATGCGGCAGACAATCAGGTCGTGGCAATGGCCGTTGACGGATATCGGATGTCTGTAGAACATTCCGTTATCAGTGATTGCGACGAGGACTTTGTGGCGTTCATTAAGAGCAATACCAAACTCCGCAATAAGCAGTATGCAACCATCTCTCTGACCGAGGATGGGAAAGAGGCTGTAATCCGGTGCGGTGGGTTCTCGTTCGGATATATCCAGCCGCAGGACAGCGGATTTGAATGGGAAAAGGCAATCCCAACCAGCGAGGTAAAGTATCGAATTGGCTTCAATGGGAATTACCTTCTGTCTGCATTGCAAGCGGCGAAAGTCTCTGCTGACGGCAGTTTTAGGCAACCGGTCATTTTAGAATTTCGCAGCAATATTGAGCCGATTCTTCTCCGTACCAATAAGGAGGACATTAAGATGGTTCTTCCTGTTCGTATCAAGGAAGATTGAGCGGAGGAGATGGAGATGCTGGAGGAGCTGGAATGAAGAACCCGGGAGAATATGTTGACATTGGGGACCCATCCTTGCAAGTCAGAACAGACGAGGATGGAAACACCGTGGCCTCTGCAACGATACAGGCGGTTGTCCTCTGGAAAGAAGATATCGAAAACTACATCATGGACGAGATCATCAAGATGTGCAAGGAGCACGGAATTACGGACCTGTATGTGCTGAACCGGGATTTCATCCTGTCAGCCGTCAAAGAGAAGATGGAAAGGGAGGCCCAGCCATGACGCGAGAAGAAGCGATAGTCTATTTTGAGTCGTTGCTGAAACGTTTTGAAGAAATGCGCGAGACCGAAACATCCTACTGGGGAAAGGTACACACTGAAACAACCATAGAGGCTATACGTACTGCCCTCGCCGCCCTCCGCCCTGTCAGCCGGGAGCAGCTATCTGAGTTTAAAACTTGCGATCTGGTAGACGAACTAAGAAAGCGTGAGGGCGTAGAAACACACATCGCAGAGCCGTACCAAGATGTGACAGTCTCAGTAAACGGCCCTGCGGTGGTGCTGGTAGTTATAGATTAGACCTTGGAATATCCATACCTAACAGAATGGAGGATTTGTAGATATATGGGGAAAATCAGGCAGGAGCAGGTGGAGCAGATGCGGGGAGAGTGGATTGATGCTTACCCTGGAACGAGTTCCTGCAAATGTACTAAATGTGGTGCTGTACAAGAGTATGAAAGCACATTCTGCTGTCATTGCGGCGCACCCATGACGGACGAGGCCGTGGAGATGGTGATGGAGAAAATTAACAATATGGAGGAAATGACAAATGAGCATTGATTGCAGATATTTTACCAACGGGACAAAAACCGCATACACATTAAAGCATACTGATACTGGGCTGGTTGAGGAATTTCCAAAGTTTGAGGACATTCCAGCAGAGGTACGGGACCATTTTAAGCGACGGACTATGCCGGAGTTCTGTGGCCCTGACCTCTCTACCATTCTTGGGCTAAACAGTGTATTTTACCCTGATTGGCCGAAAGCGTGTGGACACCCTGACTATCAGGGGAAACGGTGTATAGCTGAATCCTGTAAGTATGCAGACGAAGCGGGAGGATGGGAGAAATGTCCGTATTTCACAAAGTAGTGGAGATGGTGATGGAGAGATTGGAGGCGCTGAACGATGCGGATTGAGCGCAAGCGCTATGTGGTCATGCGGAAAGACAGAACAGAGGTCTGGTGCGGTCTAGCAAAGGCTTTTAGTTTTCGTCCTATATCCGAAATAAAAGACGTATCCGTCAAGACATATCGTTCTGAGGCGCAGGCTAGAAGCGGCTGTTCTTCGTGGGACAGAGACTTTGAAGTTGTTCCGGTAATTGAGATGATTGCGACTGAGGAGGCGCTGAAAGATGGCAGTACGGCCGATTGATGGCAACGATTTTATGCGGCAGCTAACGCTTGACACCAGTAAAGGCCATTATGGCGAGTTTATGGATGGAAGTGAAGTGGCTTATACTTCCAGAGAAATTGCTAAATTTGTAGAAGATATGCCCACCCTCACCCTGCCGAACGAGCCGCTGACGCCGAAGCAACTGAGGGAGATGAACGAGCCTGTATGGTGCTCCTGCAAACCGATTGAAGGCGGAAACGGGTATTGGTGTTTGTGCCGGTATGGGAAAATTGTCACCCCATCAGGAAATATTTTTGACGTGGACAAAATTCCGCATTGGATGTTTTACCGCCGCCCGCCGGAAGGAGAAGCTGATGCTTGAGGTATGCCCTATCACACTTAAAGAGGCCAATGCCTTTGTAGAGCAGCACCACCGCCACCACAAGCCGGCCACGGGGCATAAATTCTCCATTGGCTGTACTGATGGCGAGAAAATCGTGGGAGTTGCAATTGTAGGCCGTCCAGTGAGCCGATATTTGGACGACGGGTGGACGCTGGAGGTCAACCGTCTCTGTACCGATGGAACACATAACGCTTGCAGTATGCTCTATGCCGCAGCTTGGCGGGCAGCCCGGGCGATGGGCTACCACAAACTGATTACCTATATACTGGACAGCGAGAGCGGGACAAGCCTTAAAGCCGCCGGGTGGAAATGCGTGGGACAGGCCGGAGGTCTGCGTTGGACAGGAAAGCGCAGGCCGGAGGTAGATTTATGCCCGGCGCAGATGAAAATCAAATTTGAGATTGATGACGGGAAGCGCCCGCCGGAGGGAGAGGAGGACGCATGAAACCGACTTGTATTACTTGCAAAGCTAATTGCCATAACGCCGGGACAACCTCCAAAATTGTGGATTGCTCACAGTACAAACCGGGGCGAATTTTGACCAACGCCGACCGGATCAGGGCCATGACCGACGAGGAGCTGGCGAGCATTTTCCTCAGAGCCGACTTTTGTAAGTGTTGTGAGCATGAAAAAGGCGGAGTATGCAATTTCATCTGTGCTTATCCAAACATTCCGATTTATGAAGGGTGCAGGCAAGCTGCATTGAAGTGGATGAAGCAGCCAGTGGAGGTGGACACCTGATGGACTACGAAAAGCTTGTGGCTGAATTAAGAGATTGGTTGCCACCAGAAAGTGAGAAAATCCCATACGGAGAACTAGTCGGCGCGCCATATCCATACAACCTGCAAGGCCCATTGGTGTATGCTGACGAGGTATGTAACTTAGTGGAAGAAGCTGCGGATGCTATCACCGCCCTGTTGAATGAAAACGCCAGACTGAAAAACAGGAAATCAATGTGGAGGAAACTGTTGGAGGCGGTTAAAAGCGCCTTTGGCTGGGAGGACAAAGCAGAGGAGGAAACCTGATGGACATTGAGAAGATATGCGCATCGTTGCGTGTGCTGCCAACCACAGAAGAGCTTTTGACGGCAGAGAAGGCCCTGTATGCGCTCCAGGCCGAAAATGAGAAGCTGCGGACTGAGTTGGAAAAAGAAGCAGCAGCCAGAAAAAAGCAAGCAGACATCCTTTGCGAGTTGAGAGGTCAAAAATACGAACAAATGTCGGTTATCGACCGACTGCGCTCCGAGCTGAACGACCTGCGTGCCCAGTGGGATATGTATGGCGGAGATGTTGGCATTACAGCCACGTTTTCCGAGCTGGAAAAGGTGAAGCGGGAACGGGATGCGGCAGTAGATTGCATCTACAAAATCGAGGATGCCCTTGACCGGGGAAATGACAATGACTGGGCCAGAGAGCATATTTCGGAATGGGAGAGCCAGAAGGAGGGCTGACATGAAAAAGCGTAAATACTACCGCAAGTGCGGTATCTGTGGGGAACGGCATGAGCAGAGCGAAATGGTGAGGGATGAATGTTCTTCCACTGGCTGGATTTGTTGTGACTGTTGCATGGGCGTACACCCGGAGTATGAGGAGGACTGGCATGGAACGGCTGACATACTTTGAATGCGGGAAATGGCGGCTCAAGATCGGAGATACGGAATACAGCGGAGAAGCTGTAGACCGCCTCGCCGCCTACGAGGACACGCGCTTGGAGCCGGAGGAAATCATTTCTGCCATGGATATGGCGAAAATCGCTTGCGCTCTGCATGAACTCAACGCTTACAAGGAGCTCGGCCCCATTGACCGCCTCCGCACACTCAAACAGGCTGACGATGAGGGGCGGTGCATGGTGCTGCCTGCAAAGCCAGATCAAACTATCTATCAATGGCGCAAAGGTGATGATTGCCCGAGCGTAAGCCGTCTTGATGGCGTACAAATTAACGCAGATGGAGAGATTACATATCCGATTTGGAACGGTTATTTGATACCTGAAGATTTCGGAAAAACCGTTTTCCTGACCCGCGGGGAAGCCGAGGCCGCACTACGGAGGGAGCAGGATGGTTGATTGGGCAGTCATTAGGAGACTTGGGCTTTCCTTCCCTGGATGGTTCATCAACGCCCAGGGGGAGTTTATCGCCCACCAAAAGGCAAATGTGTATTTCAATATCAGCACTTGCAAGAGCGAACTGGATGTAAAGTGCAAGGTGTTGGAATGGTTTTCCCGCCCGGCCTGTAAATCCACTCCATTCCGCCGTGCAGTGGACAATACGGCCCTTCATATTTTCTTCCTGAATGGTATAAATCAATATCTTGACACTAGGTTCAGTGTGGAGGATATGCGAGAGATTTACACTTATCTCGGGAACGCTTGCAACCATAAAAAGACCATCCAATTTATAGTGAGCGGCTATGATATAGCCATATTGGAGGGACAGGAATGAAGGAGTACATCGAGAGAGCGGTTGCTGTCAAGAAATTTGAGAACTATCGCCGTGATTGCGAAGAAGAAAACGACGAAAGAGCGGCACAGATTTTTGAGGATTGTATATCCGAGCTTATGGCTATCCCCGCCGCTGACGTTGCGGAGGTGAGGCACGGGAGATGGAATCCAGAAATCCATCATACATATATTCCAGTTGAATATGACCAGAATGGGGATCCTATTCTCCATGAATACACATCATTTCGTTGTAGCTTATGCGGAAGAGAGGAGCTAAAAGAAGAACCATATTGTCATTGTGGTGCCCGCATGGGCAAGGAGGCCGACCATGAAGTTTCGGAGTAAGACGGGCGAAGTCGCACTTACCATTGAACAGGCATTAGCGCAGTTTTGCGATAGCAAAGAAGATTGCGACTATTGCGAGATTCGGGAACCCGTGCAGCAATACGCAGGGACAAAGAGGCCGTGTCATGAATACGTAAGAGCCAACCCTCACGAAGCCGCTCGCCTGATGGGCTATGAGGTGGTGGAAGATGGAAATGTACTTACAAAAAATGATAGCAAAGGTGAAAGTTTGGAGGCCAACATGGACAAGCCGAGAATTTGCGAGGTGCTTGGGGTTGAACCAGAAGAAAAGTTTGAAATTAGAGGAAACACGTTAGGGCGATTTCGTATCAATAAATATGGGACATTCCAGATTGAAATATCAAATGACTGCTGGGGAGTCTCCACTGTGGAATGTCTTAACAATCTCATAAATCATCCAGAAAACATCGCCCGCAAGCCACGCTGGACGGAGCAGGAGGTGGAGA